TTCTTCCCGGTTGTAGATCGGAAAGAAGGCCAAACGATTGTTAGGGAGCTAGTAGATCTCAAAGAGGTTTCAGTAGTTCCGTTCCCTGCCTTTGAAGGCGCAAAAATAACCGAAGTCCGCAGCGAAGCAGAGCCAGAAGTGGCCGAGTCAGTTGATGAGACTCCTATCGAAACAGAAAGTGAAACAATGTCAGAAAACATTGAACTCGATGTTCGCACTGTTCAGGATGAGGTTGCAGAACTGCGCCGAGTCATTGAATCAGGCAAAGCAGTCGAGACCGCAACACCAGCATCACACAAGTTCCGCTCACAGGGTGAGTTCGCTAAGGCTCTTGCAAAGGGTGACGCTGACGCAGTTCAGCTAACTCGTGACGCAAGCACCTCTGCTGACACAGTAGCTCTACCAGGCTGGTTGGGATACATCGACAACCTAATCGACTTGAACCGCCCAGCTCTATCTGCATTCTCTCGTGCAGCTCTACCAGCTAACGGCCTAACTGTTGAATACGCTCAGGTCTCAGCTAACACTCTTGCTGTTGGCGTTCAGGACCCAGAGAACGAAGAACTAACCTTTGGCAACCTAACCATTGACTCAGTATCAGCTAACGTAATCACTTACGGCGGATACACTTCAATGAGCAAGCAGACCATCGAGCGTTCATCCGTAAACTACCTAGACACCGCACTTCGTGCTCTATCTATTGCTTACGCAAACGCAACCAACAAGGCTGTAGTAGACACCATCCAGGGACTAACCTACACAGGCAGAGTCTTCGATGTATCTGCTGGAACCGCAGAGGCCCTAATCGGTGGACTAGCTGACGCATCTACCTACATCTACAAGAACACCGGTCTACGCCCAGAGGCAATCGTTGTTGGAACTTCTGCTTACAAGTTCCTTCTATCTGTTGCTGGTGAAGATGGCCGTCCTGTAGTGCTAGTAAACGGCGCAGGAGTAAACAACATCGGTGCAGCTAACGTTCCTGGTCTATCTGGCCAGCTACTAGGTCTACCAATCATCGTGGACCCAGCTATGAACGTAAACAAGGCATACGTAGCTAACAGCGCAGCTCTACAGACTCTTGAGTCTGCTGGTGCTCCTGTTCGTCTATCAGCTGATGACATCACTACCTTGACCGACAGCATCTCTGTCTACGGCTACATGGCAATCACCGTGCCATTCGCTAAGGCAATCGTAGAGCTCGACGTAGTAGCGTAATAGGAATCTAAATGGCAGTGACTTTGGCAGAGTTCCAAGCTTATGTTGGAACCGATGAAACAGACTTCCCTCAGGAATGCCTGACATCCGGCCAGCACCTAGTAAATGCTTACATCGGGGAAATTGAGACTGTTCCAGTTTCAGTTCACGATCAGGCAATACTTATTGCAAGCTCGGAACTCTTCCATCGTCGCTCCGCTCCTAATGGGGTTGCACAATTCGCATCCCTTGATGGCTCTCCTATTCGAGTCGCTAAAGACCCGATGAACGCTGTTTACCCTCTACTCCAAAGGTATGTGGGCTACGCAGTATGAGCGAAATCACAGCAGCCAAGGTCGAGTTCAAGCTCGAACTAGCTGACGCAGGTTTGAATGTGCTCGAGTATGTCCCCGAGCGCATCACTCCGCCTATTGTGATCGTAAACGCAGCACAGCCATACATCCAAACCGCTGAGTTTGGGGAATGGACATTGGGCATCGAGTTGGTTTTGGTAGCTTCTACCGCAACTAACAAGAAGGCAACTGAGAACTTAGATCAGCTAATCGAGGACACCTTGAAAGCTATCGAGCCACTTGGTTATGCGAGGGTCACTTCTGTGAATCAGCCTTACAACCTACAAACAAACAACGCCGAGTATCTGTCAGCTAACATCTACTGCCAGCTCAACATAACAATTTAGAAAGGGTAGCTAATGGCTGCTTCAACAAGAATCAAAGCTCAAAACATTATCTTCAAGATTGGCACAACCGACTACGCGTGTGACGCGAACATGGTTGAGCTAACCCTAGACGACGCTCCGGGCGATGTCCAGACCTTCTGCGAGACTCGCGTCGGTGGACAGTGGGCGCTTCAGCTAGACGGTATTACCTCTGGCGAAGCTACTAGCCTTTACAGAATCCTCTGGGACAACTTCGGCTCTGAGGTTGCTTTTGTGATTGCACCTAACGGCAACGCAGTTCCAACTGATGACGAGGTTCACTATGAAGGTGTCGCTGTATTCAACCAGCTTCCTCCACTATCTCTAATGAGCAACGAGACCGCAAAGTTCTCTGTGACCCTAGAAGTGAAGAACACACCTCACGACCCAACTAACCACGACTTCTACGGCGTACACATCGCTAGAAGCTAGTCATGGCTGAACCTGCTGGAATCAAAGTTGCAGGGTATAGAAAAGCCATCAAAGCTCTCCAGGCTATCGGAGTTCCGGCTGCTGAGATAAAGGCAGCCGGCTCTGAGGCTGGTGAACTTGTGGCCAATCAAGCCCGGCAGTTAGTTCCTGTCCGAACTGGCAGGCTAAGAAACAGCATTAGAGTTTCTAAGGCTTTGAATAAAGTTTCGGTCAGCGCAGGTAATAACAGGTCAATTCCTTATGCGAACCCAATCCACTGGGGTTGGTTTAAAAGGAACATAAAGCCACAGCCGTTCTTTATTAAAGCTTTAGGAATTACTCGAGATCAGGTCTACCAGAACTATTATCGAAGCTTAGATAGACTAATAGCAACTAACTCCACGAAAGGAATACCCACAGAATGAGCGCTTTTGATTTTGAAAGTCTAACCCTAGAAGAAGTCGAAGTCATCGAGAACCTTGTCGGTGAATCCATTGACGAAGCTTTTGGAACCGGCAAGCCCAAAGGCAAGGCTTTAAAGGTATTTGCCTGGGTGATCAACAAAAGAACTAACCCAAGCTACACAATCGAGCAAGCAAGCAAGCTTAGCTTGAAAGAAGCCCTGAGCATGATTCAGGGTGACCCAGAAAAAAAAGGATAAGGCGGCTATCCGCTGAAAGACTAGCTAAGTTCTGCATGGCAACAGGAATGTCACCATCGGAATACAAGCGTCTGACAGTCGCAGAGCAGCTTGAGTTCCTAAAGATTTTGAATAAGGCAGGTGACGAGCTATGAGCTTAGTCCTAAATGTTGAGATTCTTGGAGAGTTCAAGAAGCTAACCGCAGCGACTCAGGGCGCAAGTAAGCAACTGTCTGGGCTTCAGGGAACCGCACAGAAGATTAGCTCGAGCATCGGTAGAGCCTTTGCAACTATTGGAGTTGGTCTTGGTTTTGCAGTCATTACCCGAGAGCTAAAAGAAGCTACCAAGGCAGCAGTCGAAGATGCTAAAAGCCAGGGCCTCTTGGCTAAAGCCCTACAGAATACGACAGGCGCAAACCAGCAACAAATTGGATCGGTTGAAAATGCCATTACAAAGATGTCGCTTCAGGCTGCCGTTGCTGATGATCAACTAAGACCAGCTTTTGCACAATTAGCAAGAGCAACTGGAGATGTCCAGAAGTCTACTGAGCTCATGGAACTGGCCCTAGATGTATCGGCTGGAACCGGTAAGAGCCTAGATACAGTTGTCCGGGCATTGTCCCGAGCCGTTGGGCCTGATGGAACTACTGGAGCCCTGGAGAGACTAGCACCGGCCATCAAGGGAGCCTCTGACCCTCTAGCTGAACTTGAAAGATTGTTTGGTGGATCAGCTCAAAAGGCAGCCGAGCTTGACCCTTACCAAAGACTCAAAATAGCCTTCGATGAAATATCCGAATCAGTTGGAGTGATGCTGATTCCGGTAGTCGAGGAGTTTGCAGATTGGCTAGTCGACGTTCTGCCAAAGGTTCAAAAGTTCTTTGAGGAACTAAACGACCCAACTACAGAGATGGGTGAGAAGTGGCAGGGCATGATAAACATCATGGATCTAACCGGCCAGAAGTTTGATGAGCTTATGGATATCTTCAGCGGAGGTAAGTCTGAAACTAACATGGTCATGGACTGGATTACTAGCCTTACCGCTGGTCTGGGTCAGATACTGTTCTACCTTGGCAAACTGGGACAGGCTTGGAACGCTTTTTGGGCTGGTGACTTTGCTGAGGTTGCCAGAATCTCCCAGAACTACCTAAAGGATTACGCAGCCTTTATTCGAGCTCAGAACCAAGCTTTATTACCAAGCCAAGAAGTAGTTCTTCCAGGGCAATCTCCGTTCGGTGGCAGGGCTCGAGAAGGCGGAATAGTCATAAATGTAAACAGCCCAAACATGACGGCCAACGACATCGTAAACGCTCTAAACAGAGCTCGCAGAGCTGATGGGTCTCAAAGACTTCCATGATCCTGATTGACGATTACAGCCCAGCAACCGACCTAAAGGTTGAGTTTCTGCTACCCGATGAAGGTGGAAACCTATTCATCATTGGCGTGAGCTTGCTAGGTGGAACTGATGTTCTAGGTGGAATCGGTATCTTTATTTTGGGGCAATCGCTACTGGGCGGAACTGATGTTCTTAGCTCGAATGAAAAGGCTTTTGTTTGGGTAGAAGCTCAGGCAGTTTCGGCATTCTTCAGAAGCTCTATCGGTGGAGAGATAGCTGACGCAACCTATTTTCAGCCTCAAGCTGGAACTGCTAACATCACGCTACAGTCCTATGACTTTGACCCAAGCAAGAATAAGAACATCCGAGCTGGAGTCACAATCAGGGTTCGAGTTGTCAAGGGTGAGGTCGAGCGTATCGTCTACCAAGGCATTATTGACACAATAGATGTCAGCTACATTCCAGACGGCGTAAACACAATCGAAATCTCGACCTTCGATACCTGGAAGCAGATCATGAACTTCCCAATTGCAACTTGGGATACAACGGACTATGTGGCCGGTTTCATCACACCGCTTCAGCAAATGACCGAAGCTGTAAACCTAGCTGGCTACTCGATGTCGTATGACTCGGCTGCAACTACTGGCAAGATACCAACAGAGCTACTCACCGACATCACGGCTAACCAGGTAATCAACGATGCTGTTGCAGTTGGTCGAGCTTTGACTTGGATAGATCCATCAACTCAGAATGTGGCTTTTGTGCCTCGCCCAGTAGTGTCAGAGGGTGCTGCTAATGCTGTTGTCATTGGCAACGACCACTCAGTCCCAGATCACCTATGCCTATCTGGTATTACAGTCCGAGCTGACCAAGACTCAATCATCAACTCGCTTACTGTGACCTTGGCTAGTGATGACCTAGTTTCAATCACTCTCAAGGATCAGGACTCGATAGACCTTTATGGCTACTCATCTTCTGATGTTGTCCTAAACGCCTTAGACGAGGCAACCATGGCGGAATGGGCCGCCGAAGTGTTCTCTAACCGAGCATCCAAGCTAGTCAAGACTGTGACCACACCGGCCATCGACAGACTAGGCAACCTGACTGACGCTGTTGGGTTGCTTCCTGGGCAAATTGTTAGAGTTCAGTTCGCTCAAAAGGGTCTAGAAATAGACGATTACTATACAATTATCAAAGTCAATCATTCCGTGGATGTAAATGTCTGGAATACTACTTTGGAACTCTGGAAGGAGTCCTAATGGCCTATAAGGTCTTTTCAAACGGAAACGCCCTAAACGCTTCCGAACTAAACACATTCCTGATGAACCAGTCGGTTATGACATTCGCAACCGCATCAGCTAGGAATGCTGCACTTGGAGCACCTACTCAGGGAATGCTTGTTTACCTCGATGATGTAGACCGCTTCTTCTGGTATGACGGAACTAAGTGGCTAAAGCTTCTAAGCCCGGAGCTCAACGACATCTCAGCCAACTATGCAATTGTGGCCTCTGATGAAGGTCGCACTATTAGATCAACTGGCTCAGCTATAAATGTGACTGTAAACAATGTTCTAACTCAGCCAGGAGATCGCATTGACTTTGTTCAAGCTGGAACTGGCCAGATTACTTTTGTTGCTGGTGCTGGCGTGACTCTTAGCTCAAAGGGTGGCCGAACAAAGACTGCTGCACAGTTCTCTGCTGTATCAGTTCTATTCGGTGGCTCTGGAGTTTACTACCTAATCGGAGACCTTGGCTAATGATACCTCTAGGGATTCTGGCGCAGGTTGGCCAGATATATACAAGCTGGACTAGAACAACAACACCTGCAACAGTTCCCTATCACTCGATAACCTACGCACCATTGACCGCTGGCAACTGGTTTATGTTTGGAGCCGGTTCTGGTGGCACACAAACAACAAGTTATTACTACAGCACTAACGGAACATCTTGGACAACCGGAACGCTCCCGCAATCACGAACTTTTGGAGTATCCGCATCCAACGGAACAATTCTGTTAGCTCATCCCGTGACTGGAAACAGCGGTGATTACTTCACTACTACAAACGGAACAACATGGACTCAGCGAACGATTGAGACAAGCTCAGCTGACCATTACATTCTCAAGTTTCTAAATGGTCGTTTCTTTAGACTTGCCAGTTCTGCTTCTTCTTCCTTTTTTGTTGGAACCGACGGAATCAACTGGACTTCGGTATCCGTCCCACAACTTAGAGACATTGACTTCGGCAACGGAGTCCTAATGGCAGTAAGCGGTAGCAGTTCTGTTCGCATCTGCTCCGGTGACCCACTTGTCGCTGGGAACTGGGTTAGCGTTACGCTGCCAACAATAGCCAATGGAACACCAAGCACAATTGCCTTCAACAATGGAATCTGGGTTGTTGGTTATGGTGGAACAACAACCAGCTATGCTTACTCGCTAAATAATGGGTCTAGTTGGTTAACTGGCACTCTACCTGCATCTCTTGGAACTTACAACAACGGCTCTGGAGGTGGATTCAATGGAGCTGCAAACACCAGACTCAGGTCGGCAGATGGAGCAATCTACTACTCCATAAACAACAGCGTTCACTACTCAACAGACGGCATAAACTGGTCATCAGTTAGCACCGGAACTGGACTCACATTCAATTCTCGAGACCTTGCAACCAACGGATTAGGTCAGGCAATCATGGTTGGGAATGGTGGAACCAACAACACCAACACCGCTACTTACTTGAGAGGTGCATAATGCATTACGAAGTAAACGAGAACAACGAGCTTTATGTGTTTCTACCCGACCAGGCTGACCCACTTCTATACCAGCCAAACTACCCAGACAACACCGAATGGACTAGAGAAGAAGCTGAGTCCTGGGGTGAGATGTTTGTCAATCACTTCCAAGACCCAGAACAACCAGAACCACCACTAGGAAGAACAATTGGCTAAGTCAGATGAAACAGGTAGCGTGAAGATAACTCAGGGAGCCATCTACGCTAAGCAACTCGAGCATGGTGAAACGCTAGTCAAGATTCTCGAGAAGTTAGATCACCTTGACGATGTTCCAGACCGACTTAGAGAAGTTGAATTGACCTTAGCTAGACTTGCTTGGATCGAGAAGATTGCTTACACAGGACTCTCCGCTGCCCTAGTTTCAATCATTGGTCTAATCATTAGCTTGGCAGGTAATAGATGATCTGGCCATACAAAAAGCCATTACCTCCAATAACCTCTGGCTTTGGATGGAGGGTGCATCCAATTTTGAATGTTAGAAGGCATCATAACGGCGTAGATTGGGCGTCGGCTGTTGGGCGTAAATTGTTTGCAGTCGCATCAGGCAAGGTCACCTATGCTGGCCCTAGTTCTCTAAAGTTCAAGAATGGAGAACCTGCTGGCGGAGGCTACATAGTTCGCATTAGATTCAAAGACACCGATGGACAGCTTTACACAGCTACTTACATGCACCTTCGCAAAGGTTCCCTAAAGGTCATCAAAGGACAGAGAGTCAAGCAAGGCGATCTAATTGCTGAGTCTGGAAACACCGGAGAGTCTACCGGCCCACATCTACACTTTGAGATTCAAAAGGGCAGATTCTATAAATGGACTTCTGACGGCTCACGATACAAGGAACCTACGACATTCATAAAAGCAAGATTGGATAAGTAATGAAACCCGAAACCTTTATGCACCTACGCAAAGCCCTTTGGAGCTACTTGAGAGCTGCACTTGCAGCAGTCGGAGCACTTGTCCTAGCCGGTATCGAAGATCCTGGAACCATTACTGCCTCAGCTCTAATCGCTGGAATACTTGGCCCATTGGTTAGATCACTAGACCCGAACGATGATGCCTTCGGTATCGGAGCTTCAATCGGTAATGCTTACAAAACTGCAAAGGGTGAAGAAACCGAGTCCGAGGACGAACCACAGCCCTAGTTGTCATCGCCATTCACTAGGATGGCTCCATGAACATCACACAGAAAATTGAAGCTTTAGGCTTCGGCAAGTATCTAGGCACTTTTGAGCCTAACTCCCCTGAATGGCACGAAGCCCGTCAGGGTATCGGCGGTAGCGACATCGGCGCACTAATGGGCAAATCTCCATGGAAATCAGCGTTCCAGCTCTGGGCTGAAAAGACCGGGCAGATTAGCGATGAGCTTGAGCCATCTATGCCAATGAAACTTGGCACAGCATTCGAGCCAGCTATTCGCCAGTTATTCCAGGATGAAAACGAAGCCTGGCTAACAGTTCACGAAACTGGAACTTGGCAGAGCGTTGCCAACCCAATCCTCAAAGCCAACCCTGATGGCATCATCGAATGGGCTAATGGTGACTTGGGAGTCCTCGAGATCAAGTTCACCAGACAGTATTGGGATGACTTACCAGAGCACTATAACCTTCAGGTTCAACATTACCTCGAGGTTCTTGGTCTAAAGCGTGGCATAGTCGTAGCGGTCACAGGAGGCGATTACAGGGAGTTTGAGGTCGTTCGGGATGATTCCCTTGCCGAGGCTATGAAAACGGCTGTAGAGGCCTTCTATGACCTCGTAGAGGCTAATAAGGCCCCAGACTATGATGGCAGCGACTCAACCTATGAAACAGTTAGAGAGATATCTGAGGGGCTAGAGGAAGGCGAAATCGAGCTTGGAGCCCTTTGGTCTAACCTGACTTCAACCAAGGCACAGGCTGATTACTGGGCCAACGCACTCCAGGCACAAAAGTCGGCAGTTCTAGCCTTCATGAACGGAATCAAGTATGGTCTCTATCAGGGCGATAAAGTGATCGCCTTGCAAGCCCGAAACGGCAAGCCCTTTATCACATTCAAATAACCACGAAAGGAAACACAGATGGCATTCGACCTAAGCTCCTATGAGCCAGTATCAGAGAGAATCACAAAGTTCTGGGCTAAATACCCAGCCGGCAGACTACACACCGAAATCGTCTTGATCAACGAGACCGAGGTAGTTGTCAAAGCTCTAGCGTTCACCGATAAGGATGATGCTCGACCTGCTGCAATTGACTTTGCTCAGGAAACCAGAAACAGTTCACACATCAACAAAAACAACTTCCTGGAGAATGCCAGCACATCGGCAATCGGGCGAGTTCTAAACACAGTTGGAATCAGCTCTAAGGGTGGCAAGCGTCCATCTAGGGAAGAAATGCTCAAGGTTGTATCAGCCCAGAGGAACTTCCTAGAAGAAGCTTCAACCGCTGCAGCTAACAACGACATCGAGACTCTACGCACGATCTACAACTCAGCGGAAAAGTCACAAGTTGATAACGAAATCCTTGACGCAATCAAAAAACTAGCTGAAGGCCTAAAAGCCAAGTAAATTGAAAGGGCGGTGACCCACAGAAAAGTCACCGCCCGACTCTTATGGAGTCACCCAACCACGATGGGCAATCACAGTATAGCCTAGGAAGGCACAGAATGAGCCTAGAAGCCCTTTCAGCCGTTCTACATCACTCAACTAGCACCGGCACCTCCCGAGCCCTCCTGACGGCTCTGGCGTGGCACTTAGGAGATGATCCTGAGGAAGGCTGCTATCCATCACAAACTCGCCTGGCTAAATTAGCTGGGTGCTCCGTTAGACAAGTTCAACGCAACCTACAAAAGCTGGTCGAGCTAGGTGAAATTGAAATGTCGCAACATGACGGAATCGGATACCGGTTCGACAGAATCACAAATCGGTATTGGATAACGCTAGACTGTCCAGAAGGTTGTGACGGCACTTTGAGCCACAATCAACGGGGCGTCAGAAAAGGCAAAACGGGACGGCGTTTAAGACTCATCGGGGCGTCATCCACGACGCTACGGGACGGCGTAGATGTCGCCTTAAAGTTAACTAATAATTAACTTAAACTTAAAAGAACACTAGAAAGGAAAAACACAGAAATGGCAACAGTAATCATCTATGGAAAAGTAGCTGAGGTAGTCAATGAAGGCTATCCAAGACTCAAAGTCTGGGAAACCTACGACTTTAGAGGCGAAGCACGCAATCGGCTATGGACTGCATGGCTAGACAACGGAACCAACATCCAAAAGGATGATGAAGTTTCAATCGAGGGATCACTTGGAACCAAGGTTGGGACTTACAACAAGCCAGGACAAGAAACCAAGCAGGTAGTTGAGCACTCACTCAACAACTGTCTTGTCAAGCTAACCAAGGCTGCAGAGCCTAAGTCCTCTACCCCAATTGAGGACATCATCAACATCATGGAACCAGCTCCAGGAATACCACAGAACAATCCGTTCTAATGTTCGAGTTGTTTATTGCCGGTGACCCAAGACCGCAGGGATCTAAAAAGGCATTCAATAGGGGAGCTCACATAGTCCTCGTAGAAGCTAATAAAGACCTGCCAGCTTGGCGAGAGCACATGAAGAAAATGTTTGAACTCAAAATGATGGAGTTTGACAATCGCTTCGATGTAGCTGTATCGGTGGCTTTGACCTTTTGGCTGAGAAGGCCCAAGACAGTCACCAGGCAATACGCAACCCAAACTTATGACCTAGACAAACTAACGAGAGCTGTATTTGACAGCCTCACGCAATCGGGCGTAATCAAGGATGACAGCTTTGTCGTTGATCTAACTGCCCGGAAGCTTTATGACGATCTACATGAACCAGGAGTGTTAGTAACCCTTACGCCGTTTGATAACAGTTTGATAACGGCTGGCGTGTCGGACTTAGACCGAAAACGCAGGGGCCTAGTTTGAAACCATGAAGATACTATTCCTCGATCTAGAGACTTCACCAAACCTTGCTTATGTTTGGGGACTCTGGGATCAGAACATAGCAATCAACCAAATAGAAGCTTCAACAGAAGTAATCTGCTGGGGAGCTCGATGGCTAGGACAAGATAAGGTCATGTTCAAGTCAGTTCACCATCACGGCAAGCAAGCCATGTTGGATGAATTACACAAAGTCATGGATGAAGCCGATGTCCTAATCGGTTGGAACTCCGCTGCCTTTGACTCAAAGCACATCAAAAGAGAGTTCATCGAGAACGGCTACTTACCACCTAGCCCTTGGAAGGAATTGGACTTGATGCGAATCGTTCGCTCACAGTTCAAGTTCCCAAGCAACAAGCTCGACTATGTAGCCCAGAAGCTAGGAGTCGGAGCTAAGGTAAAGCATTCAGGCTTCCAGCTATGGTTGGACTGTATGGCCGGTAATGCTAAAGCCTGGAAGGAAATGAAGGAATACCAGATACAGGATGTAAACCTGCTGATTGACCTTTATGAAATCTTGCTTCCATGGATCACCAACCATCCACACATGGGACTAGACAAGTCAGAGCCTAGAAGCTGTCGCAATTGTGGGGGAACCACTATCAGTAAGTGGGGATACCGGTATAACGCAACCCAAAAGCTTCAACGCTATAGATGTTCAGATTGTGGAGCGTATGTCGTTGGGGAGCCAATCACAAAGATAACAACTAAATAACAATTGAATTACAGGCTATTGACAAACCACCCAGGTCAATAAACTAGATACACCACACACAGAAAGGCAGAAATGCTAAACATCATGAGAATCACAATGGCAACGGCAGTAGTTGTTGGAGCCACAATTGCAGGGTTCGCAGTAGCTGAACCAACCTTGGGTCTTATTGCCCTATTCGCAGCCATCATGTTCCTCAAAGCTGATTGGAACCGGTAATGGACTTTGACAAGCTAGTCGAAAAGCACAAAGAGAACATAGCCGAGCTATCCATCATGGGTTTCAACCTTGGAGTAGCTGAGGGAACCAAAGCCGAGCATAATCGGATCGTTAGAGAGATAGACCGACAAATCTGCTGGGAATACACATCAGAAGGCTCATGTGAGCACTCAAGTTGTTGGGTATTAGACAGCGCACTCAAGCTAGTAAAGGCGGACTTGAAATGACCCCTTGGGGAAGTAAAGAAGAAGCTGCACAGAAGAAGGCAGACAAAGTAATCAAGACTCACAAAGCACAGATCTATGCCAATGGCTATGTCGAAGGCGTTAGGTATGCCAGGAATCAGGTCATCGAGTTCCTTGAGGCACATCACGCACTTGGGGACATTCTTACCATCGAGGAAGTAATCAAAGAGCTAACCTATTGGAAGATACAAAGCGAACCATTGAAGGGATTAGCTGATGGCAAAGTGGCATCAATCTACAGCTTGGGTGAAAGCCCGGACTTATGCGAAGACTGTTTTGGACCCGATCTGTGCCTCGTGTGCGAAAGAGTTGTCAGGGGATGATTGGACAATTGACCACATCGTTCCTGCAGGGGAAGGTGAGCCCAACCATGACATCAACAACCTACAGTCAATGTGCCGAGCATGTAACGGAAGAAAGCAAGACCGCGTGCTCCAACGAATCACTTGGCGCAACCCAAAATACTCCTAGCAATAAGGGGTGGGTATCCCTCGTAAGGGGGGCTAATGATCTAATGCCCTACTCAATGCGACCAATCAAAGCAAGGCGGAGAAGGATACGGCCCCGGTATGGGTGGGGTGCAGAGCTCTACGCATTCAAGTTAGTCTGGCACAGCCATCACAAGCCAAGAATCAAGGCCGTAGTGGGTAGAATTGTCGGGAGTAAATGAAATGAAAATGAAATCAGTTTTTTCTGCGAAGCCGCCCGCATCCCGCGCAAGCCACGAGTTTTTTATACATCATCCAAATTATCCGGAGGTTTGAACTGAATGATTACTGAATCCATACAGAACTGGTTGGATACACTCGAACTCAACCTTGAACAGCGAGTGTTAGCCGGGCTATGCCTCCAGCTAGCCAAGTCGTTCGACCAGCAAGCCAATACCAGCACCGCTGCCGAACTTCGCAAGACAGTTCTCGAGCTCCAGCGTTCTCTAGGCGCATCTAAGGCTGATGTTGATCCATTGGAGAAGTTGCTTACACGCTAATGCTCCAGTTGCCCACGCTCTACACAGAGCCATTGTCTAAAGACTTCCCGACCGATGGGGATAAGCTCATCGAGTTTGCAGAGATAGCTTGGAAGTCCCCGGAGAACCCTGATGGCCTCCAGCTAGACGAATGGCAGAAGTGGTTGCTTAGGGCCATCCTCGAGCGATACCCAGACGATCACCCACTCTATCCAGGCAGACTTAGATACAGGCAGGTCGTTGTCTCGGTTGGAAGGCAGAACGGCAAGTCCCTTATCGCTGCCATGCTCGGACTCTATGGTCTATTGCTCCATGAGGTTGGGCCTCAGTGCATTAGCCTGGCATCTTCGACAGATCAGGCGAACATTGTCTATAACCGAGTTCTCTATGTAATCAACTCAAACCCATTCCTAAAGAAACGCTTCAAGCGAGCAACGGAAACCCGAGGAATCGTCACCGCTGACGGAGGAGGACGCTACGATGTCAAAGCAGCGAAGGAAGCAGCCCTTCAAGGAATACCAATCTCATTTTGTTTGTTCGATGAGCTTCACCTTGCTAAAGAGGGAATGTGGTCAGCTGCCATTCTCGGAACATCGCAACGGCGAGACGGAATTGTTGTTGGCATTACGACTGCCGGTGACCAAAACTCAAAGACTCTTATTGACCTCTACAAGTCGGGGACTTCTGCCTCGAACGGAGCGGAGGACTTAGAGCGCTTTGGCTTCTTCCTTTGGACAGCCCCCGAGAACGCATCTATAGATGACCCGAACGCAATCATGGCAGCTAACCCATCGGTTGCAGCCGGGCGAATCCCAATCGAGCAAGTGATCTCCGACCTCAAAACAATTCCAGAACATGAAGCTAGAAGATACCGACTCAATCAGTTCATCTCAGGCTCAACCGACTCATGGCTACCAGGCAACTTGTTTAGAGCTGCAACTGGTAAGGGAGTGACCAATACTCAAAACGCCGTATTCGCCGTAGACATCACAAAGAACTGGGGCCACGCTACAATCGCAATTGCTAACGACAACGATGGCGTTCAGGAAACGGAGCTAGTGATGTCACTGGTAAACCCAACCGAACAACAGCTCTTCAATGAGCTAACCAAGTTGTATAGCAAGTTCAGTCCGCGAGCGATAGCGCTGGATGATCGTCAGCTACCGAGCCTGGCAAAGAGACTAAAGCTCTCAGGCATTCCGGTCTGGCAACTCTGGACGAAAGAAGTCTCGTCAGCGTGCTCGGCTGTCTACGCTATGTTTAGTAATGGCCTCGTTAGGCATAACAACGACCCTCTTCTCGTTGCTCAAATGCCTAACGGGGTCTCTAAATACACTGGGGAAACTTGGCTGATTAGCCGTAAGGAATCACTTGGGGACATCGACGCACTCATGGCAACTGTCATGGCACTCTATGTTTCATCGAGAGCGCAACACGCAACAGTCGGAGTATTCTAACGCTTTTGTGCTACCATAAGAACTACTTATGGCATCCCTACTTGACAGAATCTTGGGCAGACCCGAGAAGCGTGCAGTTCAGCCGACCATCCCAACTAGGTCTCAGGCTCTAGTCACGCCAAACACAGCACTATCTTTGACAGCCGTTTACCGAGCTGTCCAGATCATCGCAACTCCAATTAGCAAGATGTCAATTGACACCTACCGGTTCGCTACTGGCATCGAGCTCAAAGTTGAGAACCCAGTCCTGGTAAACAACCCAAGCATCGACCAGAACCGCAGAGACTTCCTATTCCAGACAGTCACCGATTTAGCCCTCGAGGGAAACTCCTACTGGCTAAAGAACTATGGATCTAACGGACAGGTAAACAACCTTACAATTCTTCCAGCAAGCGCAGTAAGCCCTTCCTATCCAAAGATGAAAGACGGCACAACTGACTACTCTCAAATCGTTTACGACTACTTGGGCAAGCGATACACAAAGCGAGAGATTGAGCACCTAAGAATCTTTAGCAAGGCTGGAGTCCTGAAAGGCATTAGCCCAATCGAGTCATGCCGTAAAGACATCAGCGCAGCTATCGACCTGAGAGACTATGCCGGCAACTGGTTCATGGCAGGTGGAGTTCCTACTGGAGTCCTAAAGACTAACGCCATGCTAAACAAGGAAGATGCTGATGTTGTCACAAACAACTGGCACAACAAACAGCAGAACCGCCAGATAGCAGTTCTAGGCAACGGCTTCGAGTATCAGACAATTGCGCTCTCGCCAAAGGATGCTCTATTCACCGAAGTTCAGGATCAGCAGGTTCAGGCTGTAGCTAGACTATTCGGAGTCCCAGCTCGACTACTTCTAACTTCGGTTCCAGGAGCTTCTGACACTTACACAAACTTGCAGGACGAGAATCAGGTATTCTACCGCCACACACTTATGGCTTACACAGATGCAATCACAGATGCTTTGAGCAACTGCCTACCAAGGGGCAACCGAGTCGAGTTCGACTTCGAGCACCTATTCAAGGCTGATGTCGCAGCACGCTACAACTACTACAAGGTTGCTATCGAGGCCGGAATCCTATCGGCTGAGGAAGTAAGAACGAAAGAAGGACTAAATGTCTGAAATGATTACAAGGGAGTTTGAAGCTCGACTAGATACTCTCGAAGAAAGAACTATCGTTGGTCTAGCTGTCCCTTATGGTCAAGAGATTGAACTCATGGGCAACATGAAAGAACGCTTTGAGCCTGGTGCCATTGACGGAGTAGAAGATGTCAAGTTGTTCTACGGACACGAGGAGCCAATCGGTAAGGTTATCTCTGGTAGAGATACTCCAGAAGGCTATGAGATTGTTGCCAGAATCTCGGACACACCTCGAGGCAACGAAGTTTACACATTACTTCAGGATGATGTCCTGAACCGCTTTTCGGTTGGTTTCTTCCCGGTTGTAGATCGGAAAGAAGGCCAAACGATTGTTAGGGAGCTAGTAGATCTCAAAGAGGTTTCAGTAGTTCCGTTCCCTGCCTTTGAAGGCGCAAAAATA